ATTGAAATGAAAGGTTTAAATATACTATTAGGATGTGATAATTTAAAATCTACTGGAACTGGAACATTTATATATTCATTAAATAATGAATTATTAAAACGTGGACATGATGTTGATATTTTTACATTTAATAATGGATTGATAGGAAGTAGATTACCTAATTTAATAACTAATATTTCAAAAAATAGTAAATATGATTTATTGATATTATCACAGAAAAATATAGTTGATGAGATTTTGAAATTGAATGTTAGTGGATTTAAAATTTATGTTTCTTTGATAGTTGATAATTTTGATAAGAAAAAATTTCCTAATGAAACAGGGCTACTTAATGAGATGAATAGAGTAGTGACATTATCTGAAGAATCTCAAAATAAGTTACAATCAAATGGAGTAAAAAGTAGTGTAACTTTTTGTGGAATAGATTGTAATAGGTTTAGACCAATAAAACCAATTAAGAAAGAAAAACCAAGAATACTTTCTGCAGTTAGAGGAGAGTCGGCAAATGAAATGATTAAACAGGCCTGTGGAATATTAGATTTGGAGTTTGTATCTTGGTTAAAGCCTTGGGACTATGTTTCTAAAACGGAAGAAGGTTCAGTTAATGATATAGAAAAGTGGATAAATAAGTCTGATATAGTCATAGGTTTGGGTAGAGTTGTATATGAAGCAATGGCATGTGGACGACAACCCATAATTTTTGATGATAGGTGGTATCAAGGAAATTTGGGAGATGGTATAGTTACTCCTGATAATATTGAAAAATTTAGGGAGTATAATTGTAGTGGAAGGTATAGTAAAAGAAAATTTGAAGTAGAAGATATTGTGGAAGAGATTAATTTGTATAATCCTACTTATTGGTATCGGCTTAGAAAATTTGTTTTAGAAAATATGAACATAGTTAGTACTGCAAATCAATATCTTGATATATGGAAAGAATATAATGATAAAGTATAAAAAAGTTCCAAACAATGAAAATGTAATAGAGGTTGATGGAAAAGTTATTTTATCATTTGATCCTAAATATAAAGAATATTTGAAATGGAGAGATGAAAATCCAGATTTAGAACAACAATTGGTAGATGATTTAGAGCAAGACATAAGAAATAAAGAGTTATACAATGAGGGTGCACCACACATAAAAGATGATATTTGGGAATGGTATAATGAAGATGGTAATAAGGTTTTGGAATGTGAAATGGATGGTGATAAGAAAGATGGTGTGGAGAAGTTGTATCATGAAAATGGTATTTTATTGAGGCAAACAAATTATAAAGATGGTAAAAAAATAGGTGAGTATATTCAATGGGACGAGGATGGAAAGAAAACAGTTGAAGGAACTTTTTTAAATGGTCAGGATAATGGAGAAAGAAAAGTTTATTATGATGAAAAATTAAATTATATTGAAACATTTAAGAATGGAAAATTATCAGGACCTGCAGAATATTATACACTTGATGGTCAAAAAGAAAGAGAGGGAATTTATAAAAATGGAAAACGGAACGGTTGGTGGATATTTTACCATGAAAATGGAAATAAAAAATGGGAAGGAGAGTATGTAGATGATATTGTAGAAGGTAAATTAATTCAGTATGATAAAAATGGTATTATTATGTCCAGAGAAAATTTTGAGGATGGAAAATTAGAAGGAAAGTATGAGTATTATTATCCTGAAAATGGAAATTTAAGGCAATCTGGTTGTATTAAAGATTCCTTTAAAGATGGAGAGGTCTTATCCTATTACGAGAGTGGCATTTCTAAATCAATTGAAACTTATATGCTCGGTATTCGTACTGGACCACAAAAATATTTTTATCCAGATGGAACGGTATCTCAGGAAGGAGTTTCTAAAGATAATCTTCGTATTGGAGTCTGGTACTGGTATTGGACAAATGGAACAAAGTTGAAAAAAGAACAATATGTTAATAAAACTTTATATAAAATTTCTGAGTGGCAAGATGACGGAACAGAGATATCAATTAAAAAATATAATAATGAATTATTACACGGTAAAAGTGTTTTTTATCATTATAATGGAAGTATATCTTCAGTAAAGACCTATGAGAATGGTAAACTTCATGGAGAATATATAGATTACTTTGTTAGTGGAAAAAAGAGATCAAAAGGTAAAATGTATTATGATCAAATGGAAGGAGAGTGGACTTTTTGGTATCATAATGAAAAAAAAGAATTAGAATGTGAATTTGATTTTGGAGAAGTTATAAATAGTGCTAGAATATATCACGATAATGGGTTATTAAAAGAAGAGGTAAAATTATGATTAGTTTTATTATACCTTTTTCAACAATAGAAAAAGATAAGTTTTTAAATTTAAATGAAAAAGAAGATTTGTGGGAAGAAAATGATTCTGCAAATATAATTTATTCTACTATAAAGACAATTAAAAATATAAATACACTTAAATGTGATAAAGAAATTTTATTAATGGATAATAGTCATACTTGGCCAGAGATAAAATTATCAAATCTTAGGGTGATTAAAGGTTGGCAAGCATTACCAATTGAGGAACTTGAGAAGATTCCTGAATATATGAATCATAGAGATATACAGTTAAGTTTAGATAATCTTGGTTGTTTAACTATGTGGGTGTCTATGGCATTTCATTTAGGAATACAAGAAGCTAAGGGTGAATATGTTGTATTACAACATAATGATACATTTTATCATAAAGATTGTTTAGATGGAATGGTTGAACAAATGGAAGAAGAAGGTTTAGAATACATTTCAGTTGATAATAAGAAAATATGGATTTCAACTTATATTTTGAATAAAGAACTTTTAGATAAATATTTAAAATCTTATTCCCTCCAACCTATAAATTTTTCACCTGATAATGGTGGATATGTAAGAACACAAGAACTTGGATTTGCAGATGCGTATTTTTTCTTGTGTAAGAGAAAGTTCTTTGATAATTATAATGTAGACTGGTATTATGGTGATACCAATCATGGTGCAACAATGTATTGTCTTGAAAATGATTTAAAGTATTTACATTTGGGTCCGTATTACGATAATCCAAATTGGAAAACGAAAGGTATTATACCAACTTATTATTACAAAGATGAACCATTTCTAACCCATCTTAAAGGTGGATTTTCAGAAAATAAAATGTCAGCAAAAGATTTCGAAAAAGAATTTAATGAATATTTAAAGGAATTAAAAAGTGCAAAATGAACATACCCTATGGGTAGAAAAATATAGACCAACTTCGTTAGATACATATTTAGGTAACGAACACTTAAAGAGTAAGGTATCTCTTTATCTTGAAAGTGGAGATATACCACATTTACTCTTATATGGAAAAGCAGGAACAGGTAAAACCACACTTGCAAAGATACTCGTAAATCACATAGAGTGTGATTATATCTATATTAATGCGAGTGATGAAAATAACGTGGATACAGTTCGGAACAAGGTAAAGATGTTTGCATCTACATTAGGGTTTAAGGATTACAAGGTTATAATCTTGGATGAGTGTGATTACATCACACCAAACGCCCAGGCCGCACTTCGTAATCTAATGGAAACATTTAGTAAACATTGTAGGTTCATTTTAACCTGTAATTTCGTAGAGAGAATAATTGACCCGATACAATCTCGGTGTCAGACATTCCAAACTACACCACCATCTAAAAAGGAAGTGGCAGTTCATTTATCAAAAATATTGGAAAATGAAGAAGTAGGACACGAACTATCTGATATAGCACTTTTAATAAACAGTGCATATCCAGATATAAGACGAGTTATCAATTCTGCACAACGACAATCAGTAGAAGGTGAATTGGTAATAGATAAACAGAGTATAGTAGAGAATGATTATAAGTTAAAATTATTAGAAATATTAGAGAAACAGGATAGAAAGAGTGCATTTAAAAATATTCGTCAGTTAATGGCAGATAGTCAAGTTAAAGATTATGCAGACTTATTTAGATTACTATATGATGAAGTAGATAGTTATGGTAAGGGACATATTGCCGAGTGTATTTTGATACTTGCAAAATATGAACAATCGGATGCGGTAGTAGTTGATAAAGAAATCAATGCTATGGCTATGGTAATAGAACTATTAGGAGTTATAAAATAATGATAGAAAAACATTGGGGTGAAAAGAAACCACCTGCTAAAAAGGGTGTACAACCAGGTCACAAAGATAGTAAACCAGAAAAACACATAGCAGTTCACGAAAACAAGATTTATTATTATGCTAGTGTGAATAGAGAAAGTGCAGTAGAACTCAATAAAAAGGTAAGTGAGTTGGAATCTAAAAGTTTAACGATGTCAAAAACTTTAGATATAGATGCTCCACCTATAAAAGTGTTGATAAACTCAGGAGGTGGTTCAATCACTGCTGGTATTTCATCAATGGATACAATACTGAGATGTAAAGTTCCAGTAGAAACATATGTAGATGGATTTTGTGCAAGTGCCGCTACATTCCTTTCTGTAGTTGGTGATCATCGATATATGAGTAGAAATTCGTATATGTTGATTCATCAATTATCGACAGGATTTTGGGGAAAGTATTCTGAGTTTGAAGATGAGAAACAGAATCTTGATTTAATGATGACTACTATCAAGAATGTGTATAAGAAATATACAGAAGTTCCAATGGAAAAGATAGATGAAATATTGAAACATGATTTAATGTGGGATGCAAAAACTTGTTTAGAGTATGGATTAATTGACGAAATAATTTAAGGAGAATAAAATGGCTAAAAGAAAAAACCGGCCTCCAGTAGGGGCACAACCACAGGCAGAAGTTCAAGTGGATTTGAAAAGGGCAGAGACTATAAAATGTGATGATTGTGGGAATTATCTTTTCATTACGGCACACGTGATTAAGAGAATTTCACCAATTATGTCACCAACAGGACAAGAAGCACTTGTACCAGTTCAGGTTTATAGTTGTGGTAATTGTGGTACAGTTCCAAAGATGTTTTTAGAAGGTAGTGGACTTGGTTTAGAAGAAGTAAATAAACCAAAGGAAGATTCACTTTCACGACCAGACTTGATGGGATAGATGTTAGAATGTATATCATTAGATATTGCAAATTATTGGACATCAAATGATTTTTTAACTGAGAGTAATAAAAATTGTGGGACTCTTGTTGCCTTTGATTGGAGAGATGATTATCTAACTGAAATAAATACTAATAT